CTACTTGTAGCCTGGAAATGAATTGTGACCTTGCGGCAGGTCAGGGGCATCTTCTCTTATCATCTTCGTTACATAAGGCAGCCCAGGTTTTGCACTTGACGGATTGAGGGTGAAATAATACTTGTGACGCTGCCAGAATGTGTTTTTGTTTGTGCCGTACATTTCGAAGACTGGCTTTGTAAGCTTCCTGCCTGCGTCTGCTTCGCTAGTAACATGATCTTCCCCATCTTTTGCTACTACTGTAGCAACATGATGAGCGCACTTTTCCCGAGGCTTTAGATATGGATTATCCCAGTCGATCCGATACGAATTCCCAGGAAGCAACGATAAGTTGTCAGCAGTTTCTGAATCACCAGGATCATACTGCTTATCTTGCTTTGTTCCGATCATATGCTGCCCAGCAATTTTCTCTTCCTTCCAAGACGGATACTCTAGAGTCAGAGCCTGTGCATACATTCCACAGTCGTTTGGATGATCCTTTGAAAAGTCAAATATTGACTCGAATACTTTAAACTCGACCCTCATTGGGGCGCCGTCACGCCCGCCTTCATTTTCAAGGGCAGCGACCTCAGGAGGTACGAATTCTTTTTCTGTGCTTCCTATTTGTCGGAAGTGCGTAGGTGGCACAATATCCGCGGCGGTCGGGGACACCAGAAGCTGTTTCGGATCACCGTCCACAATTCCGTACTCGGCATTCTGCGTATATTGAACACCGTTATCTTTGAACATGGCTTGCACAACCGGGCTCTTTTCCGCCCGTGCTTGTTGATGTTGCGAATTGGCAATCCGCGTGCTCTCGCTGACGTGTTGCCGCAATACGCGCTGTGCCCCCGTTTGCGGACTGTTCTGAATAATATCTTTCAACTTCTGTTGCTGTAGCACTCGCGGGCTGTTATCGACGAGTTCGCGTTGAGCTACTGTCGCTGGCCGGTTGTCCGCTAATCTATGCTTCCCCATTGTCGTGCTAGCCCGTTTTGTTTGAATAGCACGAGAATCATTTCTTGTTTGTAGTGGCATTCGCATGTGGAGACCTTCGCCGATGAGTGATACAACGTTTTTCAAATTTACGTGTGCCATCGCTGGTTGGCAGCAAGCATCTCCAAAACTGGCCGATTGCGGATATCTTAGCCCGAAGAGGGGTCTCGCGGGAATGTACAACCCAAAACCTAGCAGCCTGCGAATTATACTGAGTGGTAGATGGACGAGGAGGCGAGATTTGTCCGTTATCTACCAGTCAGAATAACTTAAGAAAAGTTCGGAATTCAAATATCTGGCGGTTCAAACATGCATATTAAATTCCAGGCGCAAGCTTCCCTTTACTCCTCTGAAAAACTTCCAGTGATGGCAAAACTTCTGCCCAGGCCTTACTAAGCATAATCTGGTACTCATCGAATTTCTCGTCAGTCAATGCAGAATTAATCCGGCTGCCGTCCATGTCGACTTCTTGCAAAGCAGCGTAGTGCTTTTCCGCTTCTTGCAGGAGGGGCAGCATATCAGCAAAGAACTCATTTGCCGGATATTGGTAATATTCATTTTGTTCGACAATCGCCCCTACAGTTTGAATGATAAGTATCTGCCTTGCCGGCCAAGTTGGATGCTTTTGCCCAAGCTGGTCATCGAGCGTCCACAGTTTTGCATCAAACAAACGGAATAACATGTAAATACTGTAGACAATATATCTAATAAGATCCTTTGGACTTTCCATGAGCTTTAACATGGCGCAGTCCATTGGGGAGCGCTGTAATGGCTCTTTCCTTATAAGGCGTTCAAAACTGTTTTGTGCACTATTAAACGCCATATTTATAGTCCAACGAATAGCTTCGCTATCTGCATCCATTTCGCAAGCTTGCAGCTTCAGCTTGATATCTGGGGTTAACTGAGGAGGCTCTATTCCCGGACAATATTTAATTTCCGAAGGGATGCTTTCTAGCCAATCGACATGGCCATTTTTGAGATGCGCAATCTCATGCAATAACAAGCACCCCAAAGCAGAATCAGCTAAACATCTCGCGAAGGAAAAACGTACGGGACAATTAGGAAACGTAAAACGATAATCGCCATCTATTTCAGCAGATGGAGCGAGATACGGCGTGTAAGCCCTGTCGGATAATTCCAATTCGACATTTCCTACATGCGGAAATACCTCTCGTCGACAAAGAAGTCGAAAATAGGTGTTATAAATGGCGGGAATACTCCCGGTATGTACACCTACAAAGTCCATCCCAGTATTGAATTCAAGACTGGGAGCATTAGTTGCGCAGAAGGCTCCAAGTCTTGAATTATTAATATAGCCGATGCTTAGAACTCGATCATGGGTGCCGTAAATGTTTTCGACGGAAAAAAATCTTATGAAGTTCATAGCTGCGGTAGCCCAATCAAAGGCCGCCGCGAGATCTCCAGACATAATTAAAGGAAGATGCAGACCACCTCTTTGAATTATGCGGCTAGCGATTTCTTCTGTTGAGGCCATCGTTCCTCATAAAGTTGCGCTCAACGACTGAGTTAATTTCACACCCTCAATGAATATCTATTGAAAATAGCTTGCATAACAATTTCAGTTCAGAAATTCACCTGCCTACTGGATGCCCTGCCGAAAAACTACGTTCGTGGAAGTTAGGTCAATTCGTTCCGCACATTGCTCATCAAGACTCAATGGCTACGATGAGAATGATTTTTATGGATATAGTAGCTTTTCAAAAGCATCCGTACCTGAGAGCCTTTGAAAGACACCGATCCCCTGCTCATCAATAGTAGAGTGCATTGGAAACGGAACCCACCGACCATCTTCGAAGTAGTTCATTTTTTTCCCGTCGTAATAAACGGCAAATCCACGTTTGGACTTCCCTTGATCGTCTCGGCTCTCTACTCTTCCGTAGTAGCAGTTGAAGTCAATTTCACATTTTTCCAATGCGGCGATGAGTCCTTGGGCATCCACGACAGCATCAGTCGAATTTTTCCATACGGTAGCGCATTGAAAAATATGCTGCTGTCCATGTGCATCAAAAGCTAGAACACGTCCTCGAAAGCCCTCAAGCATTTCTTGCTGTCCGGCACTTAATGTATGAAACATAAATACCTCCCTATAAATATTAAATCGGGTCGAAAAATATTTACCCATTATCTATGAGTCGATCCTACCGCGATCTCTGGCGCAGAGTTCGAAAAAAACTGCTTTTCGATAAAACCAATGACAACATCTGCAGGGATAGCTGCAATAGCTTTCTTTTCACGGATCCAACTGCACAATATCCCAGCAAATAGAAGTCCCATGTTAACTTTTGGGGGCTCCGAATGATTCATTGCCAATTGGAGAGCCGCCCCACCGCTCATACCTGGCGGGGGCGGACACCCTCCGATTCTTAGACCGTCCGAATTCGTCATAGTCTTCGGATCATGGGTGAAAGCTATTGTTAGCTTGGCATTTTTTACTTCAACTTTCTCAGGATGGGGATAAGCCGTAAAACTTACCAACGTCCGATTTGATATAGTTCTTTCCTTCTGGAGCTGCAGTAAATTTTTCTGCGTCGCCGGATATCCAGCAAGGGTGAAGACAGGGGTTGCGACCCAGTTTTCATCAACTTCTACTGGTAAGAAAGATGTCTTGCTCACCTCGTTTTTTATAAGCCATTCCTCACTTAGCTCTGCGATAATCAAGTCGTATTCATTCCACTTCACTGCGGCTAAATCGTTTAGCGGAACGGACCTGTCGTTGATGATTGTAAATAGTAACCCATCAGTTCTATCATCATTAAAAACATGGAAAGCACTCACGAAAAAGTAGCGCTCTCCGTAGGTGATGAGACATGCACTTCCTGTCCCACGAAATTCTGGAGGGCTATCCGAGGTTTGTACAAATACGGGGATGATGCAAGCAGAGTAGCTTGGGGTCATTGAATCCAGTAATTTGTACAAGACAGTTTTTTGTCGTAGCAAGGTATGGTCGCTCATATCACTCTAAGCCCTAGAATACTTCGCACTTCGAACTAGGCACCACGCCTCTCTCAGACTTAGCGCCAAGTGGCTTTTATAGCTTGCAGTTGATTACGTACCAACCGCCAACCACGTGACTTGCACACTCGTAACATGTTCACTCGGATTGCAAGACGATAGCACGGTCAAATCAAATCCTTCCTTTGTCACGTTTTCTGCTCGAGCCTCAAGTGTTGACGGCTTATACATGTATGGCGTTGACAGAATAATCGTCGGCTCCGCCTTCTTATAAGGTGTTGTAAATAACTTGTGAACACGATATAGGCCGTACATGGCAATGCCATTTCGGCCCTTCACTGGTGCTGCCGGAGAGCAGCGATAATTCATTTCCTTATTTTCCAGCCACTGCGGCTCACTAATAAATGACCCGCCGCTGTTCACGATCGTACTATCGGATGGCGTAACAGCCACCAATTGTGTTTCAATTGCGGTCAGCCGCTTATCAACTATCGCGAACTTTTCAACTGCACTCTTCTGCGCGAGATCCAATTTCTTTTGAAGATCCTCAACATCTTGCTTAGTAGCCACGTTGTTGTTGCAAGCAGCTAGCGCCAGCGCCAGCAGCATCGAGACCGCATATTTCCCCATAGTCCAATCCTCCCCCCCGAAAAGTGAACAAGTTGATTATCCGATAACGATATTAGCTCAACATCAATAAAAAAATCTGTGATCATCTTAGTCAGCGACACCAAATGTTGCAATTTCACTACCAGCATCACATAAAATACGCTGAGTGCGATAGTCTGCACTCAGCATCTAATTACTAGAACAAACCGGCCGGTTCACTCTGATGATCCCAGCTATAAATCAGAAGTTCGCCCCGCCGAGCCGCCCTCCCGCCACCACCCACCGTGTAATCAATACTCAGCTCCTCAAACTGGAAGCCAGCGAATATCTCCCGGATAGTCGGGTGGTCATTGATGCTAACGATGGCCTTGCCCTGCAACGACCGCATCATTGATGCCATGCGTTCGTACTGCTCGACCGGAAAGGGGACTCCATAGCCTTCCGTCTCCAAATATGGCGGGTCCATGTAGAAGAAGGTATGCGGCCGATCATAGCGCTCTACGCACTTCGCCCAGTCCAGGCGCTCGATCTGCGCAGCAGCCAGGCGCAAATGCGCAGACGATAGCATCTCCTCAATCCGCAGCAGATTGACGGGAGGTGCCGTAGTCGCAGTACCCCAAGTCTGACCCTCCACTTTCCCACCGAAGCAATGCTGCTGCAGGTAGAAGAACCTGGCGGCGCGCTGGATATCGGTCAACGTCTCGGGTGGCGTATCCTGAAGCCACTTGAAGATCTCCCTGCTGGACAAGGACCACTTGAACTGGCGGACGAACTCCTCCAGGTGATTCTGGACGACTCGGTACAAATTGACCACATCGCCATTGACGTCGTTGATCACCTCAACCTTCGCTGGCGACCGCAGGAAATACAACGCGGCGCCGCCTGCAAACACCTCGACATAGCAGGTATGCGCAGGGAAACGGGGGATGATGATATCGGCCAGACGACGCTTGCCGCCGAGCCAAGGAATGATAGGGGTTGGTGTTGCCACGGTGAACCTTTCTTATTGTGGTAGACTCCTGCCCGCCTCGCGAGGCTGGTAGGGCCCTGGCTTGATTCACTGCTTACTCAGTGGATTGAGGCCCGGTCCGGTTGTTACAGCAACCGGCCGGGCGCTCTACTCTTACTGCTGTCCTGCTTCGTTAATCACTTGCTCTGCACGGTGGTACTTGTCGATGCAGGCATTGAGGTCGCGCACGATGTCGTCGCCTTCGAGGGCGAAATCGAGAATTCTCCCAGCAGCCGCTGGCAGAAGGTCGGCTCGCGCTTCTCGATCCCCAGCGGCGGCAGCTTGGGTAGCAGCGGCTGCACTAGCCGCGTCGACGGCGACTGACAACCGCACAGCACCAGCGCGTAACTCAGCGCGCAGAACATCCATTTGCTTCTTTGCATTCTCTTTCTCCTGTTGAACGGCGGCCGTCATGGCAGCAAAGGCCTGCAGGCCACCGCGTTCGGCCTCCCGGTATCTTTCGGTGGCGCTGGCCAGGGCGATTGCGTGCTCTTCGCTAACCTTCGCCGCCCTACCCTCATCAATCTGAGCCTGATGGTGACCACCCCACAGGAAGCTGCCAATCAAGCCCAGGCAGAGGGCCAACGCGATAGCACCCAGGGCTATCGCAACGGTTTGAATCCGGTTCATGAGATCACCTTAAATGCACGCTCATAGAGCGCCTTGCGTTCGGCAAAGCCATTTGCGTCCCCGATGGCGGCCGTTTTCTTGCCCCGGTTGACCAGGTCGCTCACGCCATCGATGTCGCCGGCATCCGCCCACTTAGCCAGCCCATTGACCGACCAGAACCAGCCGGCAGCACGGCAACCATGGACCGGTTCGCACAACAGGCGCGGCTGCTCCACGCAATCCACATGCAGCGCCATCATGGCGGCCAGGTGGTTGAGGTAGCCCGTGATCTGGATCGGGCCATGGCCCTTCCAGAAGCGGCCAGGCGTGCTGCCGTGGGCGGCCGCGATCCGAATCGCCTCTGGATTGGTGTTACCAAGATCTGCGCGATGGTCATAAGCAGCGCCGCTGGCCAACTCCTCCATAAACCGAAACTGGCCCGACTCATGGCCGATCTGCGACAGGAAGGCGGCCACGCGCAGGCGCGTATCGATCCCGAATTCCTGCATGGCTGCATTGAGGGGCTCCAAAAACAACGATGCCCGCGTGGAAGCGGGCATGATGCGCTGGAGCTGGGCAAGTGTGAGGATCATCTCGGCTCTCCTGTATCGGTTGCACGGCGATTGCGATAAAGCCACCCACCGGCCAGCAGGCCGGCCACCCCAACATTTGAGATCACCTCAGCCGGCTGCGGACTGATGTAGCCGTACAGCGGCCCGGTAATGACGCCAAATGCGCCCACTGCTGCAATCACGTACCACGCACGCACCAGGTGATTGCTGCGATGGTTCATGCGGTTGAGCGCGAAGACGCAATGCAGGAAGAGCGCGATGCTGGCCAGGATATTGACGACCAGCAGATAGTCGGTTGCGAGCAGTATCTTGATCATTTGGATGGCTCCTGGTTGATGTTGCCCCCTCCGAATTTGGCCCGCATCCAGCCCAAGGCCAGCGGAATTACTGTTTGGGAGCTGGCCCCAATCAGAAACCCGCTGCAGAGCCGGGTGGCCTCTGAGTACTTCCCCGACCAGGCGAATGCGTCGGACTGGATCGCCCAGGCGTGCAGCATTGGCCCGACGTAGCCGCCCATGAGCGCGCTGGTGATCAGGATCATGACTGCCCGTGGGCGAGATACCGGAGGCAGGCTGGAGAGCATGGCCAGGCCACCGGCCAGCCCTGCCAGCAGCATCTCGTACTGCAGTCCCAGGAATGACCCTGTAATGGTGATGGTGCCGACCGCAAACGCCCCCGAGCCGGCGCCGATCACTGCCCCTGTTGTTGGTTCTGGCATGTATATCCCCGAAAGAAATAAAAAAGCCGCCATCTGGCGGCCGTGCTGTGCTGTGCAGACGTCTGCACTATTGGCTGATCATTCCGGCAACTGATCGAGCAGTCGCCCAGTTTCTGGCAACTTCGCCACCAGCCATGCCGGCACTGGGCCACCACCGTCGTATCGCTGTTCCTGGCCATCGACCATCACCGAGGTGCCGATGACGTACTCGGAAAAAATCGACAGCTCATCCCCGGCAGCGGCCTGGATCATATAAAACAGCCGATCCTGGCGATGGTCTTCCACCAGACTCCAGCTGTTGTCTGCTATGCGAGCCACGTGGCCTTGCGGCACGGGGGGCGGCGCATCGGCCAAAGCTCCATAGGGGATATTGAAATCGCCCGGCTGCAACGGCAGCTCAAAGGCTTCTGTCGGATACAGGAAGAAACCCAGCGGATCTGCCTGGTATACGGTTATCGAACGCATTAGTTACCTTTCAGAAAATTGACGACTGACACACAGTGATCATCCCGAGCCTCGTTAGGCCGGATCAAGTATGGATGCGAGGTGAATACGCGGTGTGTCGAGGTGCGGTCTCCGCCGTCCCTGTTGCCCCGGAATAGATAGCCGACCCGCCACCTTGCATCGCCGAGCCACCGGTACCACCTTGAACTGATGCCGACAGACCAATCGAGTGAACGTGATTTCTGAGCGTATCTGCCTTATACGAGCCCAAGACCCTTGCGTTTGCAGTGTCAGCGTCAGTACCCGTATAGCGACGAAACACGTTGCGCAGATCCGGCAAACGGAAGTTGTTTGCATCTACATCTACGAAGAAGTGAGCACCAAGGTTCGCGGCCCACACAGCCTGCGTCACCACCAACCCATTCTCCTGAGCGTAGCCCCATAGAGCGGCATACGCCGTCTTGCTCAACAGGCCACCGGTTGCATCAACTTCAGATGCCAATGGCACTGACGTGTGACCATCAACCGGCCGCCCACACAACGGGCTGCGATAGCCAGTGAAATAGGCGCTAGCGGACCAGCGCCATATCTCCGCAGCCTCCGACACGATGATCGGACCCACGTTTTGCTTGGGCAGATCTGCCATCGAAAATGCCAGGACGCCAGCACCCATCTGGATCAACTTCTGGATTGCCAAGAGAAGCTGGTTGCTCTTGTTCTCATCGGGGGCCTGCCCTCCCGCAACCTGAACAGCCAGAATCTCATCGGTAACGCCATTACCCCACTCTGCGGGGATTAGCGACCCCTGCTGCCCGGACTGCTCGTTCTCGTCGATGAATTTGCCGTTGACCAGGCCCACGCCTGCAACGGATTTCGGATAGTCCATTTATTTCCCTTTATTCATATTCGAAGAACACCACCGTGAACGGCGGCACCCATCGCTTGATCACGCACTCCACAGCCTCATTCGGATTTGCGCCGAACCGCTCGCCCCATACCGCCACGCCAAAGCGCCGTCCTCCGGCATGTCGACGCCCCAACTTGATCGTCCAGATAAATTGCGCCGCCCAGGTTCCAAACCGGGCTTTACCAAAGCGAGACCGTCCGAACCGAGGCGCCCGCCACTCAAAAGCGGTTGCGTCCAGATAACCCAGCTCCCTGGCCAGGCCAACGAAATAAGACAGGCTCTGGCCACCCTGTGCGACATGTCGGCGCAACACCGCCGCTTTGCGCTGCTCGAAACTTGGATCGTCCGGCAGGCACTCATCGGGCAAGCCCATGACCGTTTCCCAGTCCGGCACCAGCTCGCGCATCGTCGGCGGGAAAATCTCTGCGAGTAAGGCATCATCCCGCTGGTCAATGCGCGCAAACTCTGGCGCCAGCCCCTGCAGCACCTGGTCAACTTCGCCGCCGTAGAACTCGCGATCCCAGGCCGGGCCAGGCGGCAGGAGCTGCCGCATTTGCTCCAGGTAGTTCGCTTCGCTCATAGCCATAGAATGTCTCCAAAGGTCGCGATCTCATGGCGCAACACCGTCACGTTCTCGGCAGGGACCACCATCTGGTGATCCTCCTCACCGGCCGCAGCACTGATCGCTTCGTCCTGGTGACTACGCGGCAAGGTCACGCCCAGGGATCCTTCGGCCAGAATCAATGCCTTCAGCGCGGCCCTTACCGCCGCACGCACGGGGCCCGTATCAGGGATGAGCTTGATCTGGTAGACGATGGGCTTGGGCGTAGGAGAAAGCACATACAGCTCGCCCGTGGCGTGGCGCTTCTTGTCGATGTAATCGAACACCGCCGCGCGAAACGCCGCACTCGGGAACGGATCTTCAGCGCCATCGCACATGATGAACACGGCCACCGTTCCCGGCCCCACCCAGTTGCGCCGGGTCCAGGCCCGGGTCACGCCCGGATATTCCAGCGCCCAGCTCTCGTAGTCATCGGCAGAGCCACCTTGAGGCAGGATGCGATAGGTCCGCAGTACCGCCGCCCGCAATTGCTCCAGGGTCTCCTGGTTGACACCGCCCGTCATTCCGGCCGAAGTGATCACGGCCTCATCGCTCACGCCCAACACAGGAGAGACGGCCGCGAGCTTCGTACCACCCGTGAGATTACCGGCAGCACCAGCGCTTACCGCTCGGATCGGAACCAATGTGACGCCCTTGATCACCGTATCGGCCGTCACCATCACCTGGCTCCGGTCAGGCGCCTGGTACAGAGTGCCGGCGTCAATGGGAGCATCGGTCTGCCCTTCGCACTCCATCCAGCCAGTGGCATAGGTCGCCGCACGATAGCTGCGACCGAGTCGCCATTGCGCGTAGCGCAGCAGCATCTCTTCGTCGCACTTATCAGGAAGACTCTGAGCAGCAATGTAGTCCTGGTGTTGGTACAGGCCGGCGACAACACCGCTATGCACACGGGCCAATACCTCGGCATCTGTTCTGCGTAGAGCACCGACCGAGGTCGCCGGAACCAGATCTCCGCGCACTCGCTTAATCAGCGTCACAAGGCCAGGAATATTAAATGGCATTGAGCACCCTCCAAAAATCATCAATCTCGATCTGCAGCGGGTCATCCCCCACTAGATCAATCACTGCACGCATCGTCACGCCTTCGGTACCGCTTCGCGCTACCGTCACCGCGACCTTGGTGGCGTGGCCGTCCGACACGAACCAGGCGAGGGCTTCCTCGCCGAACTCGACCGCATCACGAAGCGCATCGTCAGTAATCGATCTGCGCTGCAGCAGCCACACGCGGGAACCGATCTTGTCGCCGGCGACAGTGGGGAAACTGTCTCCCCACCAGCCGAGCGGATCAGCCCCATCATTCGGATCGGAAGGATCGGCGCGGCGCCAACTGAAGAGGCTAATCATGGCGGCACGCCACAAGACCGCCCGCCGGTCATCCTCAGAAAGCGTCAGGATCATCCGCCACCTCCTGACTTCGGCGGGCTCGTAGGCGGGCCATCGTGCTCCTGGTGGAAGTGCCCTCTCATCGAGATGCCATTCACGATCACCTCCGGCGTCTCCACCGGCCCGGTCGACTTGGCGGTCCCCGATGCATCGAGCTCGTAGGCATGGGTGGAAATGTTCACCGCCTCCTCGGCGACCACCTCATAGCGCTTCGTCTTGACACGATAAACATCGCACTCCACTTCAATGATCCGGCCCTGCTTCAAGACAATGCGTGCGCCCTCGTTCGTGTAGATGGCCACCTCGCCAGGCTTCAGATCCGTGGGCCTGTAGCGCTTGTCGCTTGGCATGATGACGGCCGCGTGAGAGCGATCTCCGTCGAAGAACAGCGCGAGGCCGCCAGCACCGGAAAGCGGAATCGATGTGATGCCGTATTGCTCGAACAGCTCCACGTCGTCCTTTCCCTCCCCGTCCAGAATACTGACCTGCAGGCGCTGGCGGCGCTGGCCCGGTTTGGTGAGAACCACCGTACACCGGGCGATTGGACTGTCGTTACTCATGAATTCCTTTCCCAATCCGCAGGCAGCAGGTATTCGAAGCCGTCTTTCGACTTCTTCAATTTCATGCGCTTGCGTTTGTCATTTGGCTCCGGCTCGAAGCCATCAGGCGGCGCGACCTTCAAGACTGCTGTCGTACCGGCCGAGCGGGAGCGTTTGTAGTTCACCTCAGAGATCAGCATGTCGCGATCAAAGCCGATCTGCTGATCGATCACGCGCACCACCACATTCGGCAGCCACAATGCGCCATTGGACTGATGCCAGCCCTGCACTGCATAGGTTGTTTCGAGCGCACGACTGATGCGGCTTTCTCGCTCCCAATCGGCACGCCATTGAGCGAGCTCTTTGGTGATCTGGCCAGACTCCCGGATGACCAGGCGCCGATGGCGAGACACACGGGTATCGAGGGATGAAGCAGCCACTTGCGCGCTGTTTTCCTCATCGTCATCATCGTCGCTGCCCGACTGCTGCCCCTTGGCCACGTATTCAGAAAACACGTTCGAGAAGTCGAGATCAGACTCCCCGGACAAGATGTTCTCCCCATACACCAGTCGGTCATGCGCCCGGCCAGCACTGCCTGGCCGGGCCATCACCATTCGGCCACGCCCGTCATCCATGGCCAGCAAGCGCGACAGAGTCAACAGCCGATCCAACGACTCGAAGACCGTCTCGCCTGGCTTCACCGTATGATCCTTGACGAGGGTACGGTCGCCGGCCTCATTGACCACAGCAATGCCATAGGGCTTCACCAGGGCGCGAGCGATACTCTCAATGGTCTGATTGCGCCACTGCCCTGGCTTGTCATCAGGGCAGCAGTCCACCAGATCGGCCGTCAGGGCGCGCCCCTTGATCGACAGCGATATCGATTTGTCGTCATAGCGGATCGGCGTACCGAAGACATAGCCGGTCAGGACCAACTGCCCATCAATTCGTACCTCGCATTGATCTCCCTGGCGAACACGTACCTGGCCGCGCTGGTTGCCTGGCCAATCCCAGGTCACCGTCAGCGTGAAATCACGCGCCACACGCAAGACCCCTGCACCGATATCGACATCCATCCAGCCGGCGTAGTCCTGCCCGTTGACGTTCAACGTCACAATTCCACGATCAGCCATTTACTCCCTCGCCACTTGCAATTCAATGGCCGGCACAAAGCCGGCGTGCCGGATACGGTTTCTGGCCACGATCTCGGTTTCGCGAGAGGCATCGCCATAGAGCCGGTAGGCCAGCACCACAGCCGGCACCGTCGATGCCGGCGTTTCCGTGCGCAATCTCACCCCGGCACGCGCCACGGCAGAGAGATGGGCATTCACCGCCTGGCGCGCAACGTCCAGCGTCTCGTAGTGCCCGAGGGGTGAATACAGGGCGTATTGAAAAATGGCTTCCCCCAGCTCATCCCGTGCTGCAGCGATATCATCGGCCACCGGCACGTCCGTCACCGCGATTGCCGTCGCGGCCTGAGCGTCCAGACTCGGCGTGGTGCTTGCCGCCACAAGCGGCTCAGGGATCGGAACGGCCGCGGCATCCATCATCCCGTTGTAAGTCGCGGCGTCCTGCATTAACGCTACGAGTGCGGCCTGCACGCCTTGCGCATCCTGTCCACCTGATACCGGCGCCTGGGCCAGCGCCGTGATGGCCGCTGCGCTGCCCGACACCGCGCTGCTGGAGCTGCCAAAGCTACTGAATGGACGCGCCAGGTCCGCCAGGGTCGAAAAGACCATTGCCCCGAAGGATGAGGGAGCGTTCATCAAGGCATCAAGCATGGAAGCACTGGATGAAAACAGCGAAGATAAGGGCTTCATGTAGTTATTGACCGCGCCGTAGACAGCCGCAACATTCGCCTGGATCGCTGAGACCTTTACCCTCGCCATATTCACCATTGCCATGGCCTGTGAGAACCGGCTCAGTGCGGATGCCTTCAACGAGTTTGCAGACGTCTGCACTTGCTGCCTTGTGTTGGTGGTCGCCGTCGGGAACCCCAACTCACCAGCTTCCACGAACACCAGTTCAAAACGAACGACGCCGCCCTCTTCCCTGCTATGGCTGGCGGTACAGTCGCTGGTGGCCGTTACCTTCATGCGACCATACCAGGGATGAATCAACTCCCCTTCACCCGGTTTATCTAGCGCCGCCAGCAAGGCATCGCGCTCCTCCAAGCACTTCGCGCCAATGACGAAGGCAGCAAATCGAATGAGGCGCGTCTTGCGCCCCATATCTTCGGTGCGCACCTTGTCCTTTCCCGGATACTCGAAGATCACGACCTCCCGACCCACGGGCATGGTTTCGGTATCGACACGGAACGGCACCCCACGGAAGGAGGCCGGTTGAAGGCGTTTTTTCCAGTCACTCATTAGTTCCGTCCCAGTGTTCGATATCCGACCTTCGGCGTGATGTTTAGCCCCGGCTGATTGGACTGGACCGAATCGGCCCGCATCCCAGCCGGCGCATCCTCGAAACGCACCACCATCTCGCCTTTCATGTTTGCCGTCGCCCCAGCACGCCCAGCACCGGCGATCAACTGTTGGCGCCACCCTGCAGGCCCGCCCCCTGGTGCAGAACCCGCATCACCGGAACCGCCCCCACCTACAGCGGCAGCAGCCACTCTGGGGAAGGCACCGGGCACGCCCGATGGCATCGCACCGCCAGGACCGCTGACCATGGGCATCGCCTTGCGGCTAAAGACAAAATTAAAGCCGTCGATCAGAGGCTGTACGTAGGGCCGGATGCGATCCCACATCTTGCTGAACCAGTCCACAATGGGCTCCCAGTTCTTGATGATCATGCCCAGCGGCGTGAAGCTGAAGACCGTCTTGATGAACTCCCATCCAGCAGCAAAGCCGGATTTGACGACATCCCACATCTGACTGAAGAACGGCCCGACCGAACGCCAATTGGCAATCAGGAAGCCTGCCGCCAGCGCGATGAGGCGCACGGCAATGCCGATAGGCGTCAGGCTCGACACCGCCAGGAACAGCCTGGTCGCAAGCGTGGCCCCCAGCACTGCGATACGCAGCGCAACGAACCCGGCCGCCGCCCCCACCAGCCCCTTGATCAACCAGGGATTGGCCGCCGCCATCGCGGCAATACCATCCGTGATAGGGCCGGCCAGGCCCAGGAAGCTATTGAGCGGGGGCAGCATGACATTGCCGACATTCACGCCCAGGGCGATCACACGATTGGTGAAGAGCTGGATGTTGTTGGCCGTGGTCGCCGCCCGCGCCGCATACTCCTGATTCATGGAGTTGGCGAACTTGGTCGAATCCGTGACCTTGTCCAGGTTCTCCTTCAGCTTGTCCAGGTTGGTCAGCATCGGCGCAATCGCCTCAATCGACTCCCGGCCGAAAAGCTGCTGCAGCACAGACGCCTGTTTGGGCTTATCGACCTTGCTGACAGCCGTCAGCACGCGCAGCATCGTCCCCTGCGCGTCCTTCTGCATATCGACAGCCAGCTTCTTGGCATCGAGCCGAAGCGCCTTGAACGTCTGCTGCTGTTGCTTGGTGGCCGAGGCCCCAGCCGTCAAGGTCAGGAAGAAGTTCTTCATGCCAGTGGCCGCAACATCCTCCTGAATGCCGACTCCGGCAAGCGTGGCGCCCATGGCGGCAATCTGGCCCGAGGCCAGGCCGGCCACCTCGGCCAGCGGCCCGATCCGAGTCACGATGGCCGAGATCTGCTTGGCCTTCGCTGGGCCGGTGTTGCCGAGATAGTTGATCTTGTCGGAGAGTGCGACGACCTCATCCTGGGTCATACGGAATGAAGTGCGCCACTTGGCCATCATCTCGCCCGCCTCGGCGGCCGTCTGATCAAAGGCCACGCCCATCTTCACCGCATCCTCGGCAAAGCGTGGCAGCTCACTGCGATCAAAACCAGCCTGGCCACCGGCCGCCACGATGGCGGCGATATCCTTGGCCGCCATCGGCAGGCGCCGCGACATCTGCAGCACCTCCTGGTTCATCTGCTTGAACTGGTCCGGCGTATCGAAGTTGACCACCTTCTTGACGTCTGCCATGGCCGACTCAAAGTCGATGGCCGACTTCGTGGCGGCGATCATGGTGGCCGCGAACGCCCCACCCTGGACCAGCTCGCCGAGCGATATCTTCTCGCCAAGGCTGCTGGAGGTTAGCTGCTTCCGAAACGATGCGATGTTCTTCCGAATGCCGGCCAGCGTCGGAGACAGCTTGTCGACGCCCGTGATGAGCGCCTTCAACTGAAATTTATCTGCCATCCCTATCTCTCATTTGCTCAATACGCCAGGCCTGAGACCGATGCTCCATCAACCGGGAAATCGGTCGAGACAACTCGATCTCAGGATCGACTTGCCAGAACCATGCGCACTCGTAAGCGATGTCGATCAGTTCGCTTTCGTTTCGGAAGTCCCACCCAAGAAAAAACCGGCGACCGCCCAGTACAAGGAATTGAGCTCACGCGCCGACAGTTCGTCCAGCGCCTCCTGGTCCTTGCCCGAGCAGTGCAACAAGTACTTGGAGGCCGCATCGGTGTTGATCGTCATCGAGCCATCCGGGGATACCCAGTAAGGCAATGCCTTGACCTCCCGCGTGAACTTGCCGGTGGGCTCCTTCAAGCTGAATGGCAACTGCACTTCGTCGTCTGTTTCCTGGCCCAGGAAGAAGCCCACCACTTCCCAGTACAACTGGTTGCGGTCCATGGCGGCCAGTTGGTCGACCGACGACTGTGGAATGGCAGCGCAGGCCACCAGCAGCCGAGATGCTGCCTCGGTATTGATGGCCATGGCGTTATCCCCGGCCATCCAGTACGGCAAGGCTCGGGCCGCACGGATCTGCGGCCCGGTCGGAGAGGTCAGCGTGATTTCAGTCACTTCCTGCCCATGGGCCATGATCGGCTTGGAGAGCATCATTGCCATGTCCCCTTAATGCCATGGAATTCGAGGCCGGCCTTTGCGTCATCGCCGGACGTGGTGGGTTCGCCCACCAAGTAGGCACCGGTCAGCACGTAGGTGCGACCGTTCTTGAATTCGCAGGTCACCGTCATATTGGTGCCAGCCGCCAACTTGGCGCGGGGGAAGTTCGGCGTATCCACCGCATCGCACTTGATGTAGGGCGTGCGCTCCTTCTCCGAGAAGAAGCCCGGCACCAAGGTCTCACGGGTGACATCCGTGAGCGGCGCTTCGCAGCCACCGCTGACGACGATCTGCTCACCGTCCGCCTTGACGTAGCAATCGCCTGCTGTTTTTTGTCCCATAGGAACCTCCAAATGAAACGGCCCGGACTAGCCGGGCCGATAAGGGTTGATCAGGATGCTTAGGCCGTTTCCGCATACTGCAGGCGGAACTGGTTGAGCAGCGCGAAGATACGCAGCTGGTTCACGTAGTCGGGCGGGAACAGCACATTGAGACGGTTCGGATTGCGTGCATCGCGCTCCACGATCAGATACTTCGCAAACAATGCCGAGTTCTCCACCAGGCCGGCCGACTCCATGAGCTGATACTCACCGATGAGCTCATTGCGAATCACCGAGGGCGTCACGATGGCGTCACCCGGGCCATACTTGGTGCCATCGTTGGCCAGCTTGTGACGCCCGTACTTGCTGGTAATGATCGACTGCAGGCGACGCATCACCGCGCCACTCACATGCATCGTCTCCGAGTCGTAGTACGAATCATCGGGCTGGCCGTAGCTATTGCGCTGGTAAGTCGTGCGCGCCCGCTCAATCTGGACCGAGGAGCCCGCGTACTTCTGCGTGGCGATGCCATTCTTCAGCAGCGCGCTGCGCTCCAGGAACACGAAACGCTCCCCCGAGGGCGCCGGAGTCGATCCGACCAGCTCACCGGTTTGCGTGGGACGCGCCGGATCGGCCGAAATGAACGCTGCCTGGCGAGCCGTATAGGCGGCAACATCGTCCCAGATCAAATCGGGCTTGGTCGGCTCGAAGCCCTCAATGGTCATGTGTGCGTCGTTGCGCTCCTTCCCGAAGGCAGACAATTGGCCCATCGTGCCACGGCGGCCGGTATAGACGTGGCCCCACAATTGCTGGGCGTAGGACCAGCGACCGGAGCTGTCATTCATCCACTCCTTGAAGTCGTCCAGGCTGGCCGAGTCCGAATACGGATGGCAGATAAACTCGAACGGCTCATCGCCCACCAACGCCAGCAACGACACCAGATCCGGCGAGCCCGCGCCGCCCGTCAGGTTCGTCAGGGTGACTGTCACCCCGGCCGGCGTCTTCTCGTTGGCCGAAGCGCCCTTGAAGTTCATGGCCAGACGAATATCGTTGCCGGTATCGCCCTTCCAACGGCAAGTCATCGTCACCACGCCTGCTGCCGCTTGAGCCGATACCGGCAGACTAGCGGCATTGATCGCGCTGGCCAGGGCAGCGGCACTCTCCGCTGCTGTCTGGCCGATCACCACCGTGGCCCGCACGCGCGTGGCGCCCACGTACAAGTTCAACAGGCCACCTTCGGTCGCTACCCCCTCGAAGGTGACCTTGCCGCCGGCTGCAGTTCCGGTCGTGACCTTCACCGGTAGCACCCACACCTCGCCGGCAGGGTCGGATTTGCGCCAGGCGGCATACATCGACGCGAGCATGGACCCGGCACCACCCAGCGCGACCGCGTCACTGACGCGGGCCATCGGCTGCATCTGGTTGACCAACAGCACTTGGTCATCGTTGACCTGGGCAATCAGCAGGCGACGCAGCGTGGATACCCCGCTGTTGGCCATGCTGTTATCCATTTCGCCGTAGAAGAGCGGCACGTTGACATCGGCCGGAATGTTATTGAACGGAACCGTCATTGCGACTCTCCTTCAGCCCTGGCAGGCTTTGCTGCCGCCTTGACGGCAGGTTTTGCGGTACCGACAGCGCCATCGCTCTCAACGATAACGACGTCGCCGGAATTGACGGCGCGCACCCAGTAAGCGGTACGCGGTACGCTTCGGCCCTCGGCCGGCAGGTCTTCGCCGCGCTCGGGATCATGGACAACACGTCCTTCGCCCGGCTTGACGAACATGGAGCGGTCATTACTCACTTGTAAACTCCTGGTTAATGGTGATTTCAATACGCCCATCCGGGCCGGGGTACTTCAGGTTTTTGTCTGCCATCGGATCAATGGCGTCCAATTCGAACTTGATGCCTTCCAACCTGGGAAGCCCATCGCGCATGACGTCGCCCCAGTTCTCGGCCGGCCCTGCCCCATCGCCCCGACCAAGCTGGAACTCGGTGAGATAGGAAAAGCGGTAGACGATGCGGGAGCGGTTCTGCAGGATCAACTGGCCACCGACGAACTCGATGGGATCGAAGTCAGGCATCGGCTTCCAGCCCACCAGAGCCAGCGACAGCAGGCTGCGCACCAGGTGGACGTCATCGATGCGCTCCAGATCCTGGCCGTTCGGTGCATCCAGTACCACCACCACATCAAACTGATCGGTGACGTCCTGGGCGACCAAGCTCTGGTACTTGTTGCGCTCGGCATCGGAGTCGCCGACGATCACATAGGCGCAGGGCGTAGCCAGCTTCGCGCTATCCTCCAGCGCCTCCCAATCGATACCGCCAAAAACGCGGCGCGCAAAAAAGGGAACGCGGTCGCGCAGTTGCGCGACAACGGGCGTGAGCTTCATGGGATTTCCTTACTTGATAACGAGCGCTTTCGCGAAAGCCGACTGCAGCGTCCGTCGCACTTCCTCACTTCGATCGGTAAGCGCGTCGACCATGTAGTTGCCACGCGGCTCGACGCGGTTGCTGCCGCCGCCCTTGCCGCCTGCCTTACGCTTACCGCCCGGCTTGCGCTTGACGCCGTAGTGCAGGAAGGCGGGATAGAACTGCTTCATGTCGCTGGTCAATTGCGGCGCCACACGGACCAGAAAGCCCGAGCGCGAGACCTTGAGCTTGATCGAGCGCTGCAAGCGCCCTGTCCGCCGCCCCGGATAGGCACCAGGCTGGGAGCGCACAGACTTCGCCACCAACTTGCGGGCGGCCATCTGGACCGCACGCCCCGACTGCCGCATGGCACGGCGGATCTGCTTCTTGTCGAAATCGATCTTCTTGTCGAAGCCGTCGAAGCCCTCAAAGTGCATGTAGAAGCCTTGATCTTTGGCCATCTCAGAGCTCCTCGACTTCCACCATGGTGAAACGCGGCGCCCCGTTCATGGCCATCGACCTTCGCACCCGGTACACCTGGTCGCCATGCACGATTTCATGATCGGAGGTAATGCCGTCGATCCGCCGCAGAAAGACGCGATGCGTGACCTTCTCATCAATCTGCACGCTCCCGGCATAGGTAGCAGCACCCACCGGCTCGATCTTGGCCCAGCGGCGCCGGCCTGTCCCAAACTCATGGGCCAATTCGGCATCGGCCAGCGGCAGATCCTGTCGATGCCGGATCTGCACCCGGCGATTCAGTTCGCCGGCCATCGGTTCATCGAGCGTCATCAGACCCCCATACATTTGCGATACGGCTGCAGCAGAGACTGCGATCCGCGTGGCAGTTCGTAGATGTCTCGTACCGCGACCACGTCAGAGCGATGTTCATAGAGATGGCCGACGATCAGCAGAATGGCGGCCTGAATGGCTGGATTGACCACCATGGGCGCTTCCCCTGCCGTATCGGCGGCCACGGCTTGCGCCATCGCCTCATCCGATTCGAACACCCGGCGATTCAGAAACTCGACGGCCGTCGCTTCTGCCGCGCCCAGATAGATCGCGATGCTGGCATCCTCATCGACCTCATCCACCTTCAGGTGCATCTTGGCCACATCCAGGGAAACGAGCGGCATGGATCAGTCCCCCTCGCCACCGTCTGCACCTGGCTCCTTTGCGGCCCCGTCCGTCCCATCCGGGGGCGGCTCCTGGTCGCCGACAGCAACAGGGGCTTGTGCAGACGTCTGCACCACATTGGCCGGCATTCCTTCCTGGCCGCTTTGCGTGCCGTCGACCACGCTATTCGCATTGGCGCCGCCCGGAGGGACATTCGGATTCGCATCACCCGCTGGAGCTGGCGCCGGCTCCTTCTTGGAGCGGCTGGTACGGGTATTCGCTGTGCTCCCCTTCGTCGGGGCAGCAGGCGCGGCTGGCTCGATCTCCACTCGCTTCACCAGGGACACACGCTCCAACTCGGCAGCGATTGCTTCCGGGATCTCGACCATCTCACCCTTGCGCAGATTGAGGCGGCCGTGCATGAGCGACTGCCGCGCAATAACTTTCACATCCATGTGACTTCTCCTATGCCGGCGCCTGGTGGCGCCGACCTCATATTGAGATGTTGACCTGCTCTGCTCAGGCCGCTTCCTGCGTCAGGTCACCCTTGACGAAGGCTTCAGGGCGGTAATCGGCCAGGGCCAGGCGCTCTTCGGCCAGGATGGTCACCAGGTTTTTCACGAAGTCGTCTTCGTTCTGGGTCGCGATGGTGACGCTGGCTTGCTCGCGGTCGAAGATCTGCGCGCCCATCTTGAAAGCACCGACCAGGAATTCGTCAATGGTCATAGACTTGGTCGTGACCACCGGGCGCCCCCACAGGCCAGGCTGCGCCGTGGACTGCGGGTTGGTGAAGATGTAGGCGCCCGTGGTGTCCTTCTGCAGCTCGATGGCAGTCCAGTCAGCCGGGTTCAGCACGATGCCGGTCGACGGGTATTCCGCCAGCTCCGCCTGCAGCAGCGCCAGGCGCAGCACGTCAATGCGCGTGGGGTTCTTGATCACGATAGGCGCGACGTACTGGCTGGCCTGGGTATAGATGCCGTTCAAGTTGTTGCCCACGCCGGAGCCCTTCAACAACTGAGCCTCTTCAATCAGGGCCAGGCCATAGCGCAGGCGGGTGTCGATGATCGACTGCAGGGCCGGGAAGTCAGCCATGATTTCCGAGGAGGCCTTGATGAAGTGCGCGATCTTGGCCACCACCGATTGCGCCTCGGTCATGGTGATGCTCGACTCGGGCTTCTTCGTGCCCTCGGCGACCATCCCGGCATTGTTCACGAAACCGGTTTCCTTGATGTACTGCACCAGGTTCGAAGAGGTACGGCCCGGCGACAACAGGTCACGCACCGTGAGGCGCTGTTGCGGTAGGGTCACGATGCCCGGCAAGCGATCCGGCGCCACGGCTGCGCCGACACTGTCCGCGGCGCTGGTGACTGCCTTCACCTGGACGGTGATGCTCTTTTTGAAGTTGCCTTCCTTGACATACTCCTTCAGCTCTTCAGACTCCACCACCTGGCCGCCGATGGATTTGAATTCGAACGATGCAGGCCCAGCGGCGTGCTTGTCGAGCTTCTGTTCGGTCTCTTGCAGGCGAGCCTGCAACTCACCCTGCTTGACCAGCAGTTCGTCGACCTTCTTCTTTGTGTCTTGCGACAGCTCACCAGCCTTCTCGGCTTCCTTCAGCGCCTTCTCGCCGACTTCCTTGACCTGGTCGCCGATGCGCTTGAGCTCCTTCATGACCGGCTCGGGGTCAGACACACACATGATGACGCCCATCTGCACCATGTGACGGAAAACGTAGGGATAGGTAAAGTCCGCCAGCGCCGCCAGCAAGATTTTGATGTTGGCCTGGATGGCCGATTTGAAAATGCGAATCTGATTCATAGTTTCCTCGTTAGTTGAAGTTGAAGGCTTGCAGGGAAGCCAAGAGATTGCTGTCGTTGCCACCGGAATCGCTCCGGTCAAGCAGGGTCTTCAGGCCACGACTGGCGACAATCGTGGCCTGACTCTTCGAGAACCCTGCCTCACGCAAGATGCCCTCGAATTCGGGGAGGCTCGGCAGCTTCCCGCCATGCAGGCGGGACTTCACGCTGTCGATCAATGCCTCGGTGTTCATAGGGAAGGTCACTGCGCTGACCTCCAGGAGATCGAGCTCGGTCAGTGCGCGGGTGCGCTCCTTCTCGTTCCAGCTATCGGCCAAGACGTAGTAGCCGATGGACAGGCCCTTCACGATGCGACGCTTCATGAGCGAATGCGCCTGTGCCGCCAACGGGATGTCATCCTTGAGCAGGAAGCCCTTCACGCGCAGGCCGCGCTCATCCTCTTCCAGTTCTTCATACCCACCGATAGGCTGCGTTTCATCGTGCTGCCACAGCAGCGGCAGCGGATCGCCCGAGGCCTTCAGCCTGGCCAGGCTCTTGGTGAAGGCGCCCGGCATCACGATATCCCGGCCAAGATCCACATTGCCGAAGATCGAGGCGTAACCCGTGAAAGTACCATCGTCCTTCACTTCGTCCGCAATGAACGGAACGCGCTTGCGCGCCATAGTCTTGAAGCTCATTTTTCTGTCACCTTGTCTTGTGAAAGCCAGGCATTGAGCGCCTGGCGAACTTGGGTAGCGCCACCGGCACCCAGGCCCAGCTGGTCGATGGGCAACAGATTCGACTGCACGGTCAGCGCGTCGGCCTGACCGCCATGGACCGGCAGGTTCTCCAGGCGCCGGCATTCGTCGCGGGTCATGATCCCGTTCTGCACCATCTGGCTGTAGAAAGCGGATCGGGCCTTGCTATCACCACGCAGCAAGCCTTCGAGCGAGATCTCCGCGTAGTAGCGGCGCTTCTCTTCCGGGCGCAGCAGATCCTTGCGGATGGCCTGCTCCACCTTCACGGCCCACGGGCGCATGGCCAGCGTGACCAACCAGGTCATCTTCTCTTCGAGGCCCGTGCCCCAGTTGCTGTCCTTGCCGCCATGTCCCACCAATGAGGGATCAACCCGGTACCAGCGGCAGATCTCCTCGATGTTGAATTTGCGGGTCGACAGCAGTTCGGCATCCTGTGGATTCATGTTCAACTGCTGGAAGCCGGCCCCCTTCTCCATCACCATCACGCTGCCGGTCTTCTGCACCTTGTCGACGTGCTGGCGAATGTCCTCTCGCTGCTCTGCCTTCAGTACCGAATCCATCATCACCAGGCCTGGTGATTTGAGGCCATTGGTAAATGTCTCGGCGCTTGCCTTATCCGCAGCCAAGGCGGCGCCGAAGACGTTGGCACCGTAGGAAATCGGAGACAGGCCATCGACGCCATTCAGGGTGAAAGCCGGCACCTCCCATTGATTGGCAGGGGCGACGACCCTAGACGTGCCGAGAATCGGATCGTTGTAGTGCCACTCATAGACGCCCAGCGCAATGCGGCGACGTGAAATGCACTCCGGCACCAGCGGGATCAGCGAGGTGATGGTGCGCCCCGACATCCGTTTCTCTACCCTGGCATACCCGTGCAGCAACATGCTGGCCATGAAGACCTGCCAGAAGGTAGAGGCCGTCATGTCCGCATTCGGCTGGGTATGGATCAGGTAATAGAGCTGGTGATCGCTGGCGGCAACCGGCGTGCCGTTCTTATCCTTCTCGTACAAACCGAAGGGCAGCGTCGAGATCACCTCGGAGAGCAGGCGAACGCACGCCATCGCCGTACTCAACTGCAGCGTCGAATTGACGGTCACCCGCTGGCCAGAAAAGTTATTCCCCAACCAGCCTCGCCAGAACTCCCCGTCCGTCAACTGGATCTCTCGACCAAGCCAGCCAGAGACTGCCCCGGCGACTGCCGACTTGATACGGCGGGGCCATGTTTGTTTATCTGTTTTCATGCAATGATCGGATTTTTCAAAAAGTCGTCTAGGTCGCCCGAGTCCTCGGGCTCGCCGAGTGTCCCGCCAACCGCCATGACCGCCGCGACCATGCCATCGACACGGCCTGTCGCCCTCTCCTTCGCAATCTTTCGATTGCCCGCTGGATCGGTCAGCAGCACCGCATTGGCCGCGCACCAGGTCATCACCGGATTGCCGTCATGACGCAGGCGCTGGTCCAGCAACATCCGCTCAAACTCATCGATAGCAGGTGCCATATCCTTAAAGCCCTGCCCAAATGGCAGAAGGGGTGGCAATGCCACCCCTTCTCGGTTGATCAGATGCTGGAAGTCTTCCAGTCGCCAGCGATCACAATGGATCGCCCGCAAGTCGAATGATGCTGTCAGCGCTGCGGCCCGGTTGAGCACCGCGAGGCGGTCCACCGCTCGGCCCGGCAGCGCTTCCAAGTAACCGGCATCCCGCCAGACCAGATAGGGAACCCGGTCTTTCTCGGCTTTCATATGCAACCCATCGCCCGGCAGCCAGAAATACGGAATGATCCGCGTCACCGGATCTTCCGGTACCGGATCAAGGGCCACCACCAGCGCGGTCAAATCCTGGGTGCTCGACAGGTCCAGGCCCGCCACGCCGGCCCGGCCGTAAAACGCCTCCAGCGGTTGCTTCTCTTCGTCCTGGCACGCGAACCACACGTCAGCCGAGATCCAGGGACTATCCGCCTCGGTCCACTGGCAGAAGTTCAGCCGTCGCACGATGGCCTCTTTCGAGGGCATCCCGCGTGCATCCGTGACCTGCTCGCGCAGATACTTCAGCCCCGGAATGCCGACCGACAAGCTAGGGTTCGCCTTCTCCCAGCAACTCTCATCCTGGAACGGATCGTCGCCCGCATCCAGCGAGCAGATGAAGGCGAAGAAGCTATCGTTCTCCTCGGTTCCGGCTGCGACCTTGCAGCCATATTCGTGATAGCTCCAACAGACCGACCGCTTGTCGGTACCGGAGTTGGTGATCATGAAAATCAGCGCCTGCTTCCGACTCTTCGTGCCGGCCCGCATCATCTCGATCACCAGGGGCGACTTGTGCTCATGCACTTCGTCGATCAGGGCCATGTGCGGGCGCGGACCAGACTGGCCATCATCCGCACTGATCGTGCGGAAGAAGCTGGACGTGGCGTGGTACGCCAGATTGAATTCCTTGCCTTTGCTGCCCGAGGTCACCAAGCGCGCAGCCAACTGGGGCGACTGCTCGTACATCGCAATGGCGTCCCGGAACAGGATCTGCGCTTGCTCTTTCTTGGTCGCTGCCGCATACACCTCGGCGCGCTGTTCGCGGTCGGCAGTCAGGCCGAAGAGGCCGACACCGGCCGCGAGCGGCGACTTGCCGCTGCCCTTGGCTGTCTCGATGTAAGCCACACGGAAGCGTCGCAGACCATCCGCCCCCATCCAGCCGAACAAGCTACCGACGACAAAGCACTGCCAGCCAATCAACAGGAACGGACTGCCCTCGAAGGAGCCACCATTCAGGCAGAGCACCTCTTCGAAGAAGGCGATGGCATGATTGGCCGCCTCCAGATCCCAGCGCAGGCCGCGCTTCTTCCCTTCCTTCAAGTCGCGCAGATGGCGCTTGCACGCGTGCCGCACATCAGGGCCGGCCACCACCTTCCCCTTGACGACGGCACGTGCGTAGTCAGTGGTACGGTCAATCGCCGAAGAACTTGTTCGCGGTTTCCTTGGGCTCATTGGGGAAAAGCTCCCCTTGGGGAGGATTAACGTTCAGGCGCATACGCGCCGATGGGTTCAGGCCGAACGAAGCACCGGCCGTGCGCATACGATCCTCGGCACGGTTCGATATCTGCATCCAGACGGACATTTGCTTGTAGCCGCTGGGCGTCATCTCGGAAAAACCCAGCTCGCCGAGCGCGGTAATCTTTTCGCGGGCACGCTTCCAATCGCCCCATGCCTGGCAGTACACCGCCAGCTCGGCCCGATCCACGCGAGACAGCAGGCCCATGACCAGCAAATCAGCGACGATGCGCTGCCATTCTTCGCGAGCATCAGGTGAGAGAAACTCGGGACACTCGGGCGGCGCAGCGGGCGCCACAACCGGGCGGCCGGCGCCAGCCAGTTCAGCCGCACTTTTTTTACTGCGATTGCCGCCAATCAGATGCAAGGCTGCTGGCAGCGGCTTGCGGCCAGAGTTGGAATTGCCAGCCATGATGACCTCCTATGTCGAGATACCCCCCTCCCATATTTCCCGCTCTAACAAAAAAAGGGAGGCGAGCGGTGTGGAAGAGGCGCGGCCGGAACTTTCGACCCGCCCCCGCCCCTTTTTTGTTATAAAAACGCAATTTTTGCTAAAAAAACGCAACATTTTGCAATGATGGACTCAACCCCAGGCTGGGCGTGGCTTTCCGGGCGATGCCCTAGGCCTCTGCCACCGCCAGCACACCGTTGTTACTCGGATGCGAGGTGAAATTCATTTCCGGTTCCAGTGATGATTACGATCCAAAGGCAGGCCAGATTCATCGCAGCCACGCATGACGCCGCTCTTCTCCATCTGCTGCTTGATTGAGTCATGGCATGGCTTACATAAGGACTGCAGGTTCGCGGGATCGTAAAACTTCTCTTCGACTCCCCGGTGTGGCTCGATGTGGTCAACGAGGGTCGCAGCAGATACGCGCTTCTGCTCTAAGCAGAAGCGACACAGCGGCTCCTTCTGCAACTGGTGGTGACGTAAGCGAAACCATTGTTTCGTACCGTAGAGCCGCTTGTAATCGACCGCCATGTACACCGCCAAAAATGAAAAAGCCGCGACAAGCGCGGCTTCCAAAAACCTAGCTGATAGCCAGCTAGAAAAATAATCAAGCAAAAAAAATCGAGCTCATATCCCTAATGTGAAACTGATATTCATTTGCCGATATTAGGTTTGGATATCACTACTGTTACGGACTCGCCAGATAAAAAATGGGCTGTAACGGAATTGTTTTCACTCGTTACCTTATCTCCAAAAACAGGGCCAACCGCTCCACCATCCGAAACTTTCATAATCCAAAAGTAATACATTCCGGAGTCCGCTAAGGTAACGGCTTCTGCGGATATCTCACCATTCACCGGTACCCACTTATGAATCAGTTTAGCTGAGTTGCAGGGATCGCTACATTGCTGGAGCAGTAGGGCTTCGTTTGGCTTGAGATTCGAAGCAGAGAAACTAAGAGTCGTATTTGCTTCCAGAGCACGTGGAGTAATTACCGTTCCCTTCATAGTCGGCTCAAAGTCAAAAGGGAGTCCTGAAGTGAAATTGCAGGCTGCGATGAAAGCAACCGAGCACACAAGAAGTAGGCGAGAAAATAGTGAGAGCATGTTTTTTAGTTAAGTGGATGACGAGCGGTTACTCAAGCACTACATAGACAGCACCGTCATCCTACAGCGCAGCAATCAGATCGCCAAGCCTCAACTACGATGACTAGGCGTTGTATTAATCGCACCATCTCATCCAGCCGTCATCCAACCCAGCCTCAAAGACAGACGAAATAGACTAATTTACGAACGTCCGAACCTACAGAGGGGGATATTTCGCTAGTCCTGATGAGCAACCAACTTCTCGGCAAACTCTCCCGACACATCGATGTCGAGATTGACGCCAACACAAGTAATGACCGCCATAATCATCCCGTCAATGGTGATCGGCCGCAGTTCGATGCGGCTCACTCCAGGCACGACCGAACCATCCGGCATGACCAGGCGCGTTCCCATACCACTGCCATCGCTCACGATCTTGAGCATTGGAGCCTTCGACGTTCTCATAAGCACCTCGAAAATGAAGAGTGAAGAGCGCCGGCAAAGGCAGCTTCCGGGCCGGCGCGCTGATTCGGAAAGCTGAAAACAAAAAGTCTAATGTTCGCTGCTGGTGGCCGCGCCAATCATGCAGGCGAAAAAAAACCGCGCAGCGGATGCTTGCGCGGTTTCGACGGACTTTTTACGTGTATCGGAAACGGACTATAAATTGCACCGATTTATGCAGTCAAGAGATTTCTGTGGAAAAGTTGCTGCTAACTTTCCTCCAGCTCCGCCGACCGGATTCCAATGACGTCGCGGTAAGCAGCAAGCGCCTGGGCCTCAACCTGCTTCAGCCGCTCATGAATCTTGTTGCGCTGATTGTGTACGTTGCGGATCGGCACCTTGGCGCGATCTGCTGCATCCGTGATCGAGGTCTTCTTGTCAAAGTAGTTCTTGATGATGGCCTCGCGCACATGGCCGTGACTCAAACCACTGACGGCCGTCTGCGACCAATACCGCAGACCAGCAATTGCCTCGACCCACTCAGGCATCGCCCGATCACCGTGGCAGCACGGGCATTGATCATACTTCGGCGAGAAGCGTGCTGTCAGGCAGTGCCGGAACAACGGGTCCAACGTGGACAGCTTCTTACGAAGCAGGCCTGCCTGCGCAGCGCCATCTACCGACACCAGGCCCTTGCCCGTGCCGAGGGCCTTGATACCACCAAGCTTCGACATCGGCGACAGCGGATACTGCTGGCTCTGGTAGTTGAAGGCAAAGGTCAGCGCCTCATGCTCATTGCGGAACAGGTCGTTGATATCGAGCCCGAATTCGTAGTTCATTTTTCCCTCGCTTGATGTTCACCGGACTTGCCCGGTCCAATTTGTAAATCGCTTCCACCCTCGCCGCTGACGTAATCCTCAGCGTAGCGATTGCCCGCAGCGTCAACCCTGATTGCCCCAACCGCTGGAGGTAAAGGTGTTCCGATCCGATGCCTTCCCTCGGTAGCGAAGAAGACCGGCTCACCACGCACTCCTCTTCGAAGTTGCTCATTGATTTCGGCCTCTCCGAAGGCCTGTCGCAGAAGATCGATCCAAGCGGCTACCGTTGGCATTGCTTCGCGTGATTTCATCACTTGCCTTTCACTACCCTTCACACTGTCAACATGACTATTAACATGGTGAAAGCCTTATGTTTATTGAGTTTGTTAACAGTATTAATAGTGTGAAGAGTAAAAATTGATATCCAAGACGGAGTAACCTTTGCTCCCCTCGCACGTGCGCGCACGCACACACATGAAGACACCTCAAAAATCTGTTCATACTGTTAACACCGTTAACAAAGCCCCATTTCATGCGGCTTTCAGCGTGTTGATAGTTGTCAGCTATGTGAAGGGTTGACCGTTAACTCTTCCGGCTGGTCATACACATGCCGATAGCGGCGAAGATCTTTCTCGAACATGTCGCACGCGTTCTTCACGTAATCCTGCAGTGACTGATCTTCCTTCGGCTCACCCAAGAGATAGACGGTGCGCTGCTTGTACGCTTCACCGAACTCATACTTCACTACCTGGTCACGCAAAGCGCTCCCCGCGATCCGCTTGACCTCGGACCCGAACCGCGTCTTGGTCGGTGTATAACGCTCACCATTCAAGGTGCACCATCGTTGGAATGCGCTGTATAGCTGCTGCGAACTGCAGGTCATGAAGGGCACTGGAAGCGCCTGATCCTCCCATTCACGATAGAACCGCTCAGAGGGCGAAAGGCCCAGGCTGATCAGGTTCTGCTTGGCCTGGTTCATGATCGGCTCCGTGTGCGGCGTGAAGCCTTCCAGGTCAACCTCATACTTCAGGTAGTGGAAAAACGCCTCCATGCCGCCGTCATCGAGCTCGCGGCCCACATCAGCATAGAATTCCTTCTCTCTCTTGGGAGGCGTCCATAGCACAAGGTAGCGACGGTCGGTCTTGTCCAGGGCCAGAGGCTGTAGCTCGTTCGACAGGAAGACGAAATTCATGTGATTCGCTTCGTACCGCACGGACAGGTTCTTCGGATTGATCGGCAGTTCGTCGCCTGAGATCATCTTCTTCATCCGGCCCTTGAGCTGCTTTAGCTCGTTGCGCGTGACCACCTCATCGCAGACTAGGAATAGCTTGCGCGAGGCCCACTCGTTGAATGGACTCTCCAGCTCGGCGTCCCCGATCACCCAGGAATACTGGCCGTAGATCTGCCGGACCACCTTTTCCCAAAACAGATTTTTCCCCGAGCCCTCATCGCCGTGCATGATGATCGCCGTGGCCATCTTCGCGCCTGGGTGTTGGAGTGGATAGGCAATCCACTTCAGCACCCAGGCGAACATCACTTCATCGTTGTTGCAGAGGTGCTTGAGCAGCTCCAGAATCTTCTCGCACCGGCCCTTCTTCGGAACGACGTCGAAGCCGTCGTACATGTTCACGTGCGTGACCTCATCGACCGTTTCGGTGGGATCGAAGACCAGGTTCTTAATGTTGATCATCTGCCGGCGCTTGGTATTCAACCAGCCCTTGACCACGTCATTGCCATAGGCGAGGCGTAGCGCCGTAATCTCGATCTGCATCTTGCTGACGCGGTCCCAGGCCGTGCTGGTGCCGTAGAGCAGGACGAAGTTATCGACCAGGTAGCGCCACTTCTCCAGGTATTCAGGATCAGGCTCATCACCATCGCCCTTGGACTTGCCTTTTCCCCCGCCCCCACGCCCGCCTCCGGTGCCCGAGGCTGCGCCACTCTTACCTGGAGCTGAGCCGTCCTTGCTTTTTCCTTGCTTTTGATCTTCGGGGGCGGAAGCCCACGACCGATTTCTCTCCTCGGGGGAGCGGGGGACAAGGGACAGTCGAGGGCCTGGCGCGACGGCTCCGGGCGTAGGCACCTCAGGAGCAATTGCTTCCACGATGGCAGCGCAGATCTGCTGAGAGACGGCCTCAAGGCCTTCGGCTTGGTGCAAGTCGTTGAAATCTGTCAGCTTCTCGCCGACTCGATCCCGGAAGAGCGGCTTCACGACCGATGCATTGCCAACCTCGAAGGCTGCAGCGTGACAGGCAGCGAGGCCGGCGTTCTCGAAGCGGATCTCTTTAAGGACGCGGCCGCAACGGATCTCCACATGCAAGAACGCCACTGCCTGGCGGTCAAAACGATACTCTGCACAGATCTCGGCCAGATCACCTCGGGCAGTCTTGACCTTCCGCCACTCGCCATCGATGGCCGGCACCGGATCGATGCCAAAATCTTCCCGTAGCCGCTCCTCGTAGCGCAGCTCCAGCTGGAAGTCATCATCAGCGAGGAACAGTAGGTGCGCTTTGGGGAAATCAGCCCGAAGTTTCCGGGCGATATGAATGATGTTACCGGCGTCGAAGGCCACCATGACCGGCAGATCATGGCTGTATGTTTCGCACAAGGCCGCGCCCATGCGTGCCGACTGGCAAGTCGCATAGCCTTCACCGGTGGCTATGATCGACGCATCGATGGCGTTACCGAGCAGAAAGCCGGCACCGATCTTGTCGAGACCTTTGTTGTAGCGCTTCTCGCCGGCTGGCGAGATCTTCTGCAAGCCTACCAAGCGAGCACCCTCAAGCGAATAGTGGCGCATCGGTATCAGGAGCTGCCCTTCACCATCAACACGCAGGCCTTCGGCGACGACACCCTTGCGCACAAGGTACGGATGGGTTCCCGCCCCCTCTTCGCTTGCCGCTGCCCATTGCCCCTTAGCGCGGTTCGACGCCAAGCGCGCAGCATTGGCACGATCAGCAGCAGCCTTCTCTTCGAACGCACGCTGGCGCTCTGCATACTCGGCGACATCCTGGGCCGAGAACTTTTCAGACTCGATGCGAACCGGGACGGTGTTGTGATTGCTGCCGCGATTGATCCCGAAGTATCCGGCCACCACTTCCTTACCAGACTTCAGGGTGAACTTGCGTAGGGAGTACCAGCCCTTTTTCTTAGGACCGAAGCGCAAGATTTTTTTCGAATTGAAGATAGGATGCCCAACTGGCAGTTCTGGCAGCTGATGCTCTCTCATCAGAGCAATGACTTCAGCCTCAAAATTCATACCTTACGCGCCTCGTGCATAGCGCTCTGCTCATCCTGCGTGCAATAGATCTGGAACATCAACGCCATCAGCTCTTGCATAGCGCGCTGAATCTCGTTGGAAATGCGCTGCAAATCAGCCTTCTCACGGCTATCGATATAGTTGTCGTCGGTATAGGCGGTATAGGCACGCGACAAATCGCCTACCTTGGCCCACAATTCCTGGAACTTCGAATGCAAGTCCTCCCGGTCGACCGTTCCCGGCTCAATCAGCTTGGTGAAGACGCCGCCACTACGAGTCGCGATGGCTTCAGCAAACAAAGTGGTACCGGAGAATTCCTGCATCTGCAGCTCTTGATGTACGCTGACCGACTGACCCTTACGCTCGTACACTCGGTTCTCAAGCGCATCGCGGCTCAGACCTAAGACTGCAGCCATGCCATCCCATCCGCCTGGATATGAATTAATCATGCCCAGATTTGCTTGGCGAAGATTCACAAGATCCCCTTTCCTAATAAAAATCCGATGCCATTGACTTCCGCCATTTCATGGCTAACGGTGTGACGCATCGGGAGATAGACGGGAATCTCCCTGGTATAAGATAGAAGTCCCACAACCTCATCTCAACCAAACTGCAAAGGAGATTCCCTTGAACAATGACGAACTGCTTGGCCGCATACTCGCGCTGGAGGCATTTGTTAACGCCGTCACGACAAAAGCGCCGCAAGAATTTATGAACGCCGTTTCACGCGAGTTCTCAAGCCTGCTTGAAAGTGCGGAACGGTCGATCGCTCATGATTTTCCAAATCGGCCAGACCTCGCCGAATCGTTCTCCAAAAGTGCAGCCGCGCTTCAAGCTCATCACCCCGCGCCCATCCATTAAGGCTGTTACGAGCGACCAATAGGCGAAACTGATTAACTGCCCCTGCATCCCGAATGGAGCTTCGCCTCAGCAATTCGGCCCGCACTGCCGGGCCGATCAGCCACCAAACAAATCGCGTGTAAATTTTTTTCACCGAGAACTCCCTTCAGTTGTGGTTTTGAGATTCCTTCTCACCGGCTATGCTTTTCCCATCAATCGAAAACATGAAGGGGGAAGGAATGAATGCCGAGAGATACCTGGTACTAATTCACTTCGCAGCCAAGATCACCAAGATCAACTTGCCCGAGGTCACAGCTCAGGTGGCGCGATCAATCCGACATAACCTGGAGAACAGCGAGGCAATTTTCTCGACGCTTTCCTCGGTCGCCTTCGTCGGCGAAGCGAACGTTTCAGCAAAATCTTTGTTCCGGTCACTGGCAACCGATCTGCGACCTGGTGACAACCTGAGTATTTTTGTGCTGGGTAGCGATATCGCTACATCTCATTCTGGTTTGCACCGATGGATTGGTGGCCGCAGTTGTGGGGAGTCTCAGGAAGCTGCGTCTCTTCAGGATCGGATTCGCCTACTCGACACAAACAGGCGATAGCCTCCTCCCGAGAACCGAAAACTGAAGGATTTAGGTCGTAGCGAGTTATATCGTTGGGGTAGTGGCTTTCGATGGTCCGGCAATGTTCGGAAGTGACAAAACCTTGCGCGACCCATTTCTGCACGGCCTGCGGAGTTACACGAAGGATTCGCGCAAGCGCCGTTTGGCTGCCTGCTAAACGCACAACCCTCTCGATTCCAGTCTCTGAAATTTTGCTCATGGTTGTAGCCGAGATATTGATTTACAACTCAAAGTTACATTAATTGAGCATTTTCTACAACTTAAATTTGCAGTGCAAACTACAACGCATATTTGTAATCTGCGCTGATGGACAAGATGAACGATAGAATCCGAGCCGCTCTCGCCAGCAAAAACGGTGGCAACCAGTCGGAAATGGCTAGGTTTGTCGGTGTGAGCCCGCAAGCGGTTCAGAAGTGGGTTTCTGGGGTTACAGAACCTCGTGGGGACAATCTGCGTCTCACCGCGGAATTTCTGGGCGTGACGGAGGCATTTCTTCGATACGGTGGTGAACCGTCCAATATTCTTCCGGGCTCCTACACTCCCGTGGTGGAGCACGACCCTGAAGATCCCGATTTTGTCGAAATAAAGAAGGTGAAACTGAAGCTCTCAGCCGGGATTACAGGCTTTGAGTCAATTCCGGCCCAAGACGATGGCCGCCCTATTACTTTTAGGAAAGAGTGGCTACTAAAGAAGGGATATAGCGCCTCTAAGCTGATCGCAGTCGGAGTAAAAGGAGAAAGCATGGAGCCCACCATGTCGGATGGCGATACCGTAGTTATCAACACGGCAGACACCGTTCTCAAAGACGGCATGACTTACGCGATCAATTACGAGGGAGAGGACATCATCAAACGCATGGTGCGAGATTTTGGCAGGTGGTTTCTTGTCTCCGATAATCCAGATCAGAAGCGATATCATCGGCAAGAGTGCAGTCAAGGAGCCTGTATCGTCATCGGTCGAGTCGTGCTTCTACAACGCGAAAACTTTTAGCACACGCCCCCGTCCCATCGAACGATAAAAAGCCGCTTTCTGCGGCTATTTTTTTGCCGTTTTTTTTCATTACAACTTACATTTCAACCCAAACTACAACTTTTAATTGCAAACATAAGATTGCTTCTGTAACCTTGGGTTGTAAATGGCATTTGCCATCACAACTCGGAGGATGCGATGCAATCACACAGCCGAAAAGCTCTGGCATTTCAGCGACCAGGTAAATTTAACTTCCTCGCCGGCCGACGACCACCATCGCGCCGCGAGTGGCCGCTCGGCCACATTCCAACTGAAGCACCGGTAATCGCTGTCACCAGCACTAAGCGAGGTGCCAAGTGACTCGCTTCTATCTGGCACCAGAATCCGAAGCACGCTTCCGTGCTGTCACCAATAAGACCCTCCTCGTGTCTCACGTGAGGCACAAATGTGCGTGCGGCAAACAGACTACGGCCAAGGCTCTGACGCAATACGGTCATTGTGTGAACTGCCAGAAGGCAGTGGCGAAACAACCTATCAAGTTCGTCATCACGACCCGCCACCTCGACTACGTCGCCCCTGATAACGGCGACCGCCGCTTCTTCTCCGTGCCTTCCACCTGGACGAAAGGGAGGAAGGCATGAGCGCAACTATCGCTAAAGCGGCGACGGAGCCCATCACCAGGCTGACAATCGACACCGCTGTTCGCAATATATTCCTGACCATCCGTAGAGACGGGGCAAGCTGCTCGGCGCTTCTTTTCCATCGAAAGTCTGATCAATCGACTTCGTTTCTGACCTATGCACACTCCTACTCGGCGAACCAGTGTCGGGTAGAAAAAACAAAGGACGGCTGGGGACTATGGATTGATGGAACCTCCTTCGAGATCAAGGCGAAGGACTGCCGAGCCATCGCAGATCTGCTGGGCTGCGAGCTGAAACAGGGGGGCAAGTCATGAAGGCGTTCCTCCTAACAGTGACTCGCGAAGGCGGCGTTCCTCTGACCTTGACGATCATCGCGCACTCTTCTTTCGATGTGCATACGTCTGCACTCGACATGTTCGGCGTCTGCAAAATCTCGGTGAGGCTAGCATGAGCATCCGCACCGCTCTTACTCGCCTCATCATCGCGGCCGCAGTCGTGTATCTACTGCTGATAGCCCAGGCATTCACTCAGAATGGTCCCGAGCTGGAGCCCTTCGTGGATCTCGGCAGGCAAATGGCCATCGAGGAACTTCCACCCGTCGAACAGTTACGGTCGCTTTGTGCCGTCGAGTGGCCGGACGATATCGCCGGCACCCATACGGCAGAAGCAAGGCGCAAGGCTTGTCGCGCTTTTGGCAGGTGATCGCTATGCGTCGCACTGTCCCACCGACTGTACCTCAGATGACCCTCCAGGAGCTGGGACTTGCCGTCACGTCGAAGGCAGGATGCTCACCGCTGCTGGGTGAGCAAGTCGCACGCTCGCTCCTGGACGTATTCAACGCGATGCTCGCTGCAGGTTACGAACTGAGCATTCCGCAGCTTTGCCAGCCGACTAGGGCTGGCCACACCATCTGGCGCATTGACATAGCTAATCCGCACCTCGGATTTACTGGCGCCCTTCTGTTCACAGTTCCCACCATCCATTGAGTTAGGAGATCACATGTCTCAGAAAAATGACGGCGCCGAAGTTGCGCTCGCAGAGCAGCCCCAAGCCGGGAAATTCGAACTGACAGAGAAACAGCCCATTACTGAGCCGCTGGCACTTGTCGGCCGCTTCGAGTTGATGGACCGCTCACGCATCCGTCCGTCCAAGACCAATCCGCGCAAAACCTTCATCCAGTCCTTTATCGAGGAGCTGGCGCAGAATATCGGCACGCATGGTTTGGCCATGCCTCCGCTCGTTCGCCCTGTCCCACCTGATGCAGATTATCCTGGTACGGACCATGAAGTGGTCGCCGGCGAGCAACGCTACCGTGCAACTGGTGTTTTGAACTGGATGCAAATCCCGGTCTATATCCGCGATCTGACTGACCAGCAGGCGCTGGAGATCCAGGTGATCGAGAACCTGAAGCGTAAAGATCTGCATCCTATTGAGGAGGCCGAAGGCTTCGACCAATTGATGAAGAAATTCGGCTATACCGCGGATACTCTGGCCGAGAAGGTCAAACACAGCAAATCGACCATCTATGCCAGCCTGAAGCTGCTCGCGCTGTCACCTGACGCTCGCAAGGCTTTTTTCGAGGGCAAGATCACCCAGTCATCCGCGCTCCTCATTGCGCGCATTCCCAGCAGTAAGCTGCAAATGCAAGCCGTAACAGAGATCGGCGGCAACACCCAGCGCGACCCATTGCCAGCACGCCAGGCCTCGGCTCACATCCAGCAGCACTTCATGACGAAGCTGAAGGAGGCGCCATTCGATACCAAGAGCGCCACGCTGCTCCCCGAAGCCGGCTCTTGCACGGCCTGCCCGAATCGCACCGGCAATTCGCCCGAACTCTTCCATGACGTGCAAGGTGCAGACGTCTGCACCGATACGACATGCTTCGCAGCAAAGCGCCACGCATGGGCTGAGATAAAGATTGCAAAGGCTAAAGATAACGGTATTGAAGTCATCGTAGACGCTGCAGCAGCCAAGAAGATCATCCCAGGCTCAGGGACGTATGCCAGCGACGACTATGAGCTATTGAAGGACAAGTGCTGGAGCGACCCCAAGCGGCGTAGCTATGCTCAGATCGCAAAGGAATCCGGTATCAAGCCAGTTCTAGTGAAGAATCCACAAACTGGCGATGCCATCGAGGTGATACGCAAGGCCGACCTAAAAGAGGTTGTACCCACATCCAAGAGCATGAGCCAGCAAGAAAAGGAAGCCATCCAGAAGGCGCAGTTTGCAACGAAGTGCCGCCTGCGTGCGCTGGATGCGATTTGCGAGAAGATTTCCGAAACCGGCCCTTGCCTGGAAGATTGGCGCTTCGTGGCCTACATCGTTCTTTCTGGTCTTGATTCCAACACTCTGAAGAAATGGGTGAAGTACTCAGGATGGGATGCTGGCATTGCAGAATGGAATGGTAAGGCAGCAATGATTCAGAAGATCCAGGAGCTGGACGCGGTTGCGCTTGCCAATCTGATTCTTCGTTCTGCTCTCTTCTCCCTGACCCAGGCCAGCGCGAATTACAACGTCCTGACGCCTCAAGCTTTCCTAGACGCCGCTGCTCGCCACGAGGTTGACTTTGCTGCCGTTGAAGCTGCGATCAAGGCCGAGGACGATGCGACCAAGGCTGCGAAGAAGAAAGGTGCGAAGAATATTCCGGCACCGGAGAAGGTGGAAGTCGCCACGAGCACCAAGAAGAAATTCCCGGTCGCCATGCCGAAGAAATCACTTACAAAGCCTGCCAGCAAGACTAGCAACAGCACCCTACAGAAGGGCAAGAGCACCGCTGTGGTGAAGAAGGCGCCTGCGAAACCTCATACGGCCAGCGCCTCGAGGGTGGACTCTGCTACCTCCGCGCCGATTCCCCCTATGGCACCTACACCGGAGCAGCGCAATATTGCTTTGCGAGAAGGCTGGAACGCCAGTCATGACGCAGATAATCCCTACCCGCCAATCGGCGACATTCGGCACGACCTATGGAACGTGGCACGTGCGAGGAAAGAAAAAGCACCGGTCGGCGCCGAGTGCCCGACTATTGACACCATCGACGCTGATGCAACGGCTGCGTGGCCATTTAAAACCGTCGAGCAAATTGCAAAGGGCCAGCATCAAGGGAGAAAGGCATGAGCGACCACGCCCTAAAGCAACGATTTTTCACCACTGTAGATTTCTTCCAACGGAGTCTCGGCCAGCATATCGTGGTGACTAAGGTAGTCGCTCCAAAATCTGATGCCGCTTTGCACGACATCTTCAGGTCGAAGCAACTCTTTACCATCAAGGATAAACCACGACTTCGATGCTTTCCGAAGCGGTCCCGGACCGAGCACGTACCCTGTACCGATATATGGGTCGGGCGAGGAGTCAACTCGCGAGTGCTTGTGCGCATCAGCTATCTCACGAGCGATAGTAAGACTTCGATCCTGATCCTGAATGCTTTTTCGGAAAATTCTCAAACCGTCTCTCGCTGGCTTCGCCCCTTGGTTAGCAGCCGCGTAAACCCAATCGCACATATGCCAAATATCACTGAGGCAATTCACCGTTTGATAAAGGTATCCGGGCAACTCACCATCATCCATTCTTTTAAGCCTTTCAAATTCCCAGCGGATTTTCTCGAGATAATCCCCTGGCGAAAAAAGGATAAAAGTCTTTCCGTTCGATTCATGTCGATTCATTGCTACCCCCTTAGTTTTTCTGGGAGCGTAGCATGAAAGAATATCCAGCCCTGATGAATGGCCCGATGGTGCGGGTCGCCGCCCAACACACGAGCAAAAAAGCCAAGACTCGAGCAGAAAAACTGGGAGGCGAAATAAAAAAGCGGAACAACAACCCATCCCCAAGCTCGCCATTTATGGCTGCTGATGTGCTTCAGCAGAACTCAAACATGCATCCATTGATCAGGATGCTTGCGGCCCAGGCGGTGAAGAACTGGCTGAGCGGCAACCAACCCAATACAGCAACATCAACGACACACAATGGTAATGAAGGCAACGATCTACGCACGGTATAGCAGCGACAAACAGAGCGAGACCTCTCTCGATGACCAATTACGGGTCTGCCGGGCGCGGGCAGACCGCGAAGGGGCTACGGTCGAATTTGAACGCTGCGATGCGGCTATCTCCGGCTCGACCGCCGTTGGAAGCCGGCCTGCAGGTAACGCAATGCTGGCCGATGCCCTCGCTGGCCGCTTCGATCTGCTGCTGGTGGAAGGTCTCGACCGCCTTGCTCGTGACCAAGTCGAGCAAGAGCAGATCGTCCGGCGGCTGGAGCACCGTGGTATCCGAATCATAGGCGTTTCGGATGGATACGACTCGCGCCACAGCGGCCGCAAAATAATGCGCGGAGTACGAGGTCTGATTAACGACCTGTACCTGGACGACCTGCGCAGCAAAACGCATCGAGGCCAAGCCGGCCAGGTAGAGCGGGGATATATCGCTGGCGGAAAGTCCTATGGATATGACATCGTGAAGGCGGATGGCGGCAGCACGTACCGAATCAATGAAAACCAGGCGCGCTGGGTAGTTTGGATTTTCGAGCAATATGCTGCAGGAAACAGCGTCCAGCGGATCGCCCATGAGCTGAATAACCAGGGCGTGCCATCGCCACGTGACAGCACGTGGGCCGTGTCAGCGATCTATGGCAGCCCAGTGAAGGGCTCGGGCATCTTGAATAACTCGATGTATGTGGGACAGTACGTCTGGAACAGATCTCAATGGATCAAAGACCCGGATACCGGCCGGCGCCAACGAACAGAGCGACCGAGGGAGGAATGGCAGACGGCCAGCCTGCCAGAGCTGCGCATCATTGACGATGAACTCTGGCGTCGCGTGCGCGAACGCATCGATGCCGGGCGGGACGAGCACGGGCGCAAGCGCCAGGTCCGGCCCGCGACGACTCTCTTTGGGGGAATGATGCTTTGCCCGCACTGCGGCGGCGCCGTGGTGGCGATCAATGCGGACCGCTACGGCTGCGCGGCCGCGAAGGACAGGGGCCCGGCTGTGTGCAAAGGCTTCTCGATCCCAAGAGACCTGGTCGAGAAGCGCCTGATTTCGATCATCCGCGCAGAGCTGCTGTCGCCAGTGGCTGCCGCCGAGTTCGAAAAGGCTTTTGACGAGTTGCTTATAGCAAATACGGGCTCGACTGAGGACGTAGCCCAATCGACCAAACGCATCACCCAGCTAACCGCCGAGATCGGGCGGGTGATTGACGCCATCACGATGGTCGGTGCCTCCGAAGCGCTGGCCGCCAAGTTGAAGGCTTTGGAGAATGACCGCAGCGCGCTGCAGCGCAGACTTGCCCTGAAAGCAGCAAGCGAGGCAGCACGCACGCCCAACGTGACCAGCATCTTCAACGAGATCCTGATGAACCTGACTGCTGCGCTTCGGGAGAATCCTCTGATGGCCAGAAAGATCCTGGGCGACATCTTCGGCTCGATCCAACTGGAGGTGAGAGAAGACAACCAGGTGTGGGCCAAAATGGCAACGGCCCAGCTACTTAAGCAAGTAGCCGGGCCGTCTATATCGGTGGTTGCGGGGGCAGGATTTGAACCTACGACCTTCGGGTTATGA